GCCCATTAGTGCAACAATATATTGCATCAAGAGATGAAGAAGTTGCATCTCAATTAGAATTTGGTGATAGCGCAGGCCCAGCTGATGTAGAACCTGCACCAGTTGAGCCTACTGCGGCAGCACCTGCTCCAGCAGAAGAGCCAGTTCCAGCACCGGTTGCAGAATCTAAACAAAGCCTAGTTAATGCAATCCAAAAAGCTAAAAAAGCAGGCGCAACAATGGAAACAATGATTGGTAATAAAACTATTGCTGAATTAATTGAAGAATGTGGTATGGAACCTGCAGATGTAGGTTTTGGTCAAGCCGAGCCAGGCATTGACGGTATGCTAAAATACGTGTCTGGTTTCTACAACAAAGATCAAGGCAACTTCCCATTAGGCGGTATGCGTGTTAAAATCAAAGTTAAAAAGGCTTTTGAAGACGGAGAATTTGGCAACGTAGACGAAAGCGACTTAATCAAAGTTCTTAAGTTCATTGATCATAAAGATCCAAGCGGGAACGTAGATCAACAAATGGAAGCACCGCAAGTGCAAGACGAATGTGGAACTATGCCATCTTTTGATGTTAGCACACTTGAAACACAAATTCAAAGTGTTTCAGAGTCTTCGGGATATGACGAAATTAAGAGACTAGTTAGCTTAGTACACTATAGATAATTGGTTAAAATATTTCACATTTAGGCAAGAAAATCTCTTGCTTGTATAAATAAAAACGCATACAATACAAAGTATGCGTTTTTTGTTTGATAAGTTTCAAACAAATTAAAGGCACATAAAAAACGCAAAGGCATATTAAAGGAGAACTATTATGGCAACTTTGGCTGAAATTAGAGCAAAACTTAAGGCATCTGAACAAAAAGGTTCAGGAGAACGTACAGGCGGAGATAATTCAATTTATCCGTTCTGGAACCTAAAAGAAGGCGGTGAATCCGTACTTCGTTTCTTACCCGACGGCAACCAAGACAACACATTTTTCTGGGTTGAACGTGCAATGATCAAACTGCCATTCGCTGGCGTCAAGGGTGAATCAGAATCCAAACAAACTATTGTCCAAGTTCCTTGCATGGAAATGTATGGGGAAACCTGTCCTATCCTTTCAGAGGTTCGTGGTTGGTTTAAGGATCCAGCACTTGAAGATATGGGTCGTAAGTACTGGAAGAAACGTAGTTACATCTTCCAAGGTTTTGTTGTAGAAGATGGTCTAAAAGAAGACCAAAAACCCGAAAATCCAATCCGTAGATTTATCATTGGTCCTCAGATCTATGAATTGATCCGTGCGGCATTGGTTGACCCTGAGTTGGAAGATCTTCCGACTGATTTTGTAAACGGTATTGACTTCCGTATGAAGAAAGGTAGCAAAGGCGGCTACGCTGACTACTCTACTTCAACATGGTCACGTCGTACTCGTCCTCTGAGCGAAGATGAGCAAGCAAATGTTGCTCAGCACAAGTTGTTTAACTTGAGCGACTTCCTTCCTAAGAAGCCAACTGATATTGAACTCAAGGTTATTAAGGAAATGTTTGAAGCATCAGTTGACGGTGAACCGTTTGACATGGACCGTTGGGGACAGTATTTCAAACCAGCAGGCATGGGATCAGCGACTGGTGATCCTGTAGCTAAAGCAACTCCTAAAGCATCTGCACCAGCAGAAGATCACGAAGACGAGCCTGCACCAGCAGTAAAAACTGCTCCTGCTCCTAAGGCAGAAGCACCTGCAAGTTCAGGAAGCGGAGACAGCCGAGCACAAGATATCTTGGCTATGATTCGTAACCGTCAAAAGCAATAAGCAATACGGCTTGGGCCTCTACAACTTAGTTGTACGCCCAAGTTCTCACCATTATAGGAGATTAACATGGCAAAATTAAACAAGTTGGCTAAGGTCAATGAGAGCATTACTATCAATCGTTATGATAATGGTTGGATGGTTGAAGTTGGTGGTCGCGATGACGAGAGTGATTGGAAGACTGCTAAGATTCTTTGCAATACAGAAGACGAGATGCTTGCTGTAGTTAAAGAATGGAATTCAATGGAATTGGATAGTTAATATGGCAACGAAACCGTTTGATTTATCAAAATTTAGAAAGACCTTAACTAAGTCTATTGACGGACTTAGTGTAGGCTTCAGTGATCCAACAGATTGGATCAGCACAGGTAACTATGCCTTAAATTACCTAATCAGTGGCGACTTTAAAAAAGGTGTTCCACTAGGTAAAGTTACAGTTTTCGCAGGTGAAAGTGGTGCCGGCAAGAGTTATATTTGCTCAGGTAACCTAGTCCGCCATGCACAAGAACAAGGCATCTATGTTGTTCTAGTTGACAGCGAAAACGCACTTGACGAAGCATGGTTACATGCGCTTGGTGTTGACACAAGCGAAGACAAGTTGCTAAAACTTAATATGGCAATGATCGATGATGTTGCTAAAACTATTAACGAGTTTGTTAAAGAATACAAAGATATTCCCGAAGAAACTCGTCCAAAGGTTTTGTTTGTCATTGACTCACTCGGTATGTTATTGACCCCGACTGACGTTAATCAGTTTGAAGCGGGAGATCTAAAAGGTGATATGGGTCGTAAGCCTAAAGCACTTACAGCACTGGTTCGTAACTGTGTAAACATGTTTGGCGCATTAAACATTGGTCTAGTTGCTACAAATCACACATACGCCTCACAAGATATGTTCGACCCAGATGACAAAATCTCAGGTGGTCAAGGCTTTATCTATGCGTCTAGTATTGTAGTTGCTATGCGTAAGTTGAAGTTGAAGGAAGATGAAGATGGTGCTAAGACTACTACAGTTAATGGTATTCGTGCCGCATGTAAAATCATGAAAACACGTTATGCCAAGCCATTTGAGTCAGTTCAAGTTAAGATTCCTTACGCAACTGGTATGAGCCCATACAGTGGTCTTGTTGATTTGTTTGAAGCAGAAGGTTTGCTCAAGCAAGAAGGCAATCGTTTGAAGTGGATTGATCCAGAAACTGGAGAAGAGTTTAAATTCTACCGAAAAGAATGGAAAGATGATAAATTAGATATGATAATGGAAAAATATCATATCAAACCATTAACAACTACCGTTCCTGAGGAGAATGAAGAACATGTTGAATGAAAGCCAAATTGGTGATATCTGGTTAGTATTTGCAGATTATATAGATAAAAAACAATTAGAAGCTGCCGCTGAGAGATTTGTAGACTTACTTGCTGATTATGGAGTAAGTGACAGAGTAATGCAAAGCGCAATGGGTGTCGACCATACATTAGACCAAGCTATTGAATACTACCTAGATGAAGAAGACGATAGTGAAGATGATGATTATAAAGAATTGGATTTCTAAATGAGTTGGTACACTAAGGTAAGCAAGGACATTAGTAATATTCCCGATGCTGTGGACTATTTTAATGACGAACTGAAAGAAGCTAAATTAGAATGCCGTATAACGGGAAATATTGAGAGAGCATCCGCGGCTATGCCCGGAATTGTAGAGCAACGTTTCAGTCAACTTCAAGAAATTGAAGCAATCCTTGAATATCTTAACATCGAACTTCGTCGTCTTAAAAGCCAGCACTTTCGCAAGTACCTTGAGAACTACCAACGTGCATTGAGTTCGAGAGATTGTGAAAAATTTGTGGAAGGTGAGGCAGATGTTGTTGATTTTGAAAAAATTATCAACGAATTTGCCTTGCTTAGAAACAAGTGGCTTGGAATTACTAAGGCGTTAGATCAGAAACAATGGCAACTAACTAATATTGTAAAATTAAGAGTCGCCGGCATGGAAGATGCATCGCTGTAACTAATTCGTCCAAACTTACAACAATAGGCCTTAAATATTTATAGGCCTATTTTTTTTTAAATTTGTTGACTTTTAGAAAAAAGGTTGTTATAATTAACATATGACTACGATTGATCAACTACTATTAGAAATTGTAAAAAATTCAGCAACTTCTATTGATTTGTCTTTACCAAAAAGAGATGTAAAAATTATAAAAAGTATTTCTTACATGATTGCTGGTGCAAAATATATCACAGAGAATCAAAGTAAGCTATTGCTAAAACTTCTTAGAGAAAACCAGTCAAAAATTGTTGGATTTGAGGACCGGTTAACAGAAGCATTAACTTCTCCCATCTTCCAAAGAAATTTTAGGCAAATAGAAGTTGTAAAAAAAATATATATTTCTAATTCCAACAACCAAGAACCTGCTATCAATATAGAATTTACATATTCTAGTCAAATTCGCAAAATTCTCCAAGAAAATGTGAAAAAAATATCAGGTATTTCTTTAGTCAACAACGGAAAAACTTATCAGGCAGAGTTAACTGAAAAAAATATTGTGGCAATTCTTGACTTGTTATTGCCTTATAATTTTATTATCGATCCTGACCTCAAAAATCATTATGATACCATAAAATCTTGGTCAAAATCTGAGGTCGAAAGCCAGTTTTTCTTGACCAATATTGTTCACTCTAATTTTCAAAAATGTATTACTGCTGACTTAGGTCTTGAAACTGCTCTTGATGAAACTATACTCATTGACAGAAGTATGCGCTATCAGTACATCCACAAAAATCCAGAAAAAAACCTGGAAAAATTGGAAAATTTGCTGGCCTGTCGCACTGGGCAAAAAGTTTGGGTTGACAAAAATAAATTTTCTCTTGACGATGTCTTCATGAGCCTAGCATACCTCAAACGCTTTCCATTGTTAGTTGTCTTTGATCCAAGCAACTCTAAAAAGGTCACCGAAGATTTGAAAAATTTCTCAGAAATTTTGGAAAAAAACGGGATTTTTGACAATGTCGGAATTTACTTTAGATTAGACAACGACGACGCTGGTTCAGAATTTAATAACTTGATCAAAGAAAAAAAATATAATTGTAGTCTTAGCGAGGATACAAAAATTGTAGGAGTTCAGTCAGGAAAAATTCCAAAATTTTTACTTAATGTTGACTGGAAACCGATGAGTGTGTTATCATTTGGCAGTCAACTAAGACATAGTAAGACCGCTGTATACGCAAATTGTTGTGACTTAATAATAACCTATAGCGATATGCAACCGATAGTGGAGACAAGACCGGCATGGGAGTAAAATTAGTCATAAGAGACGAAGTGAACATTAAACTTGAGAACTGTCCTCTCGAAGCTCGCAGAAAATTAGCCAATACTTTTAAGTACGAGAACCCAACTGCTAGGTACCATCCTGCATACCGCCTAGGCAGATGGGATGGGATGGTTAGTATGTTCGGATTAGGTGGCAACGGCTATCTAAGCCAGCTTGAAAAAATACTAGAAGTGTTAGGTAATCTAAACATAGAGATTAATGAAGTTGAGGATCTAAGAAATACTGGTCAAATTTCATTCGAACCTGTTAAAAATTCTTACTGGGCTGACATGGGCAAGGTTTGGCCAGAAGGACATAGGTTTGCGGGCCAGCCCATTACATTAAGAGATGACCAAGTTGAGATTGTTAACAGATTTTTTAACAACACCCAGTCATTACAAGAAGTAGCTACAGGTGCTGGTAAAACAATTATGACAGCAACACTGGCTCATTGTGCTGAAAAATATGGTCGTACAGTTACTATTGTACCTAATAAAGACCTTGTCACACAAACAGAAGAAGATTTTATTAATGTTGGATTAGATGTTGGTGTATACTTTGGAGATCGAAAGATGATCGGTCATACACACACCATTTGTACATGGCAAAGCCTTAATGTGTTGGATAAGAAATCTAAGAATTGGGACTTAGAAGAAGCGTTATCACTAGCAGAATTTTTACATGGGGTACAAACTATTATTGTTGACGAAGTACACATGGCCAAAGCTGAAGTTCTTAAGAATCTACTAACACATAACTTTGCTAGCTCACCTATTCGTTGGGGGCTAACTGGTACTGTACCTAAAGATGCGTTCGAATCAGAACCAATCTTTGCCAGTATTGGTCCAGTTGTTGGCGGCATCAAGGCACACCAGTTACAAGAACTTGGTGTTCTTAGTAATTTACAAATACAGGTTTTACAATTAATAGATTTACCAGAATTTAAGTCATACGCTGAAGAATTAAAGTATCTAGTTACTAACAAAGAACGTATGACTTATTTGGCAAATTTAATCAAAGGCATATCAGAGACAGGCAATACACTAGTACTTGTGAATAGGATTGACACAGGCAAATTTTTAACAGAATTATTACCAGAATCGGCATTTATTTCAGGTGAAGTTAAAGGTACAAAGCGAAAAGAGGAGTATAAGGAACATGCAACATCAGATAAAAAGATTACTGTGGCGACTTTTGGTGTGGCCGCTGTGGGTATTAATATCCCTCGTATTTTTAATCTGGTTCTTCTGGAGCCCGGAAAGAGCTTTGTCCGCGTTATACAAAGTATTGGACGAGGTATTAGAAAAGCAGAAGACAAAGACTTCGTACAAATATGGGATATCACGTCCACTTGCAAATATGCCAAGCGCCACCTCACTACGAGGAAGAAATTTTACAAGGAAGCCAAATACCCATTTACGATTGAGAAAGTGGATTGGCAAAAATAAGGATTATGCAGATACTAACATTAGATAACCAATCGTTCTCTTTATCAAATTTACCCGATGAAGTTGACGATAACACAAGATTTGCCGTGCTAGATAATAGCTCACCGGCTGAGCCAGATTTTTACTTTATGCCTCTAATCTTTTTAGAAAGTTTTAATGCACCAGCAATGGTATTAAGAATAGGTGAAGATGAAGTTACAATGCCCATTGACTGGTCTATTGCAGTAGGCGACTCAACTAGTAGTAATGACATTGAAATATTACCACTGACTAGCCTAAATGACAGGGGATTCGAAGCATTAATCTTTAATCCATTAAGCAGTTTTAGATTAGAGTTTAAAAAAATAGAAATAGTAAATTTTTACAACGATGTTAAATGGTATTTCCCAAAAATGAAAAATGGACAGTTGTTGGCTATTCCTACTAAACAGGGAGAAAAACCACCATGTGCATATTTTGTAAAAGAAATTAGTCGCCAAAGCGAAATAATTCAACTTGATAAAATACTTTAATATGGGATCACTTAAACCTGGAGCAACATACATTTACGAACGGGCAGAAGGTGTAACCTATGCCCGAGAATTTGGTGCTGACCCGTCCACTAGAAAAGCAATTGGCTGGGACTATCCATTAAAAAATTCAACAAGCACAGGAAATAAAGAGTTAGATGCCCATAACGAATGGATCAAAATTAGATTGGCCGGCAAGACCAATCCTGCTTTACAAAAAGCAATTGATCGTGTTATAATAATGTATAAAATGAGCCAAGAAAAGTATGAGTGAAAAGGTACCATTAAAAGAAAAAATCCAAGCAGTCGACGAAAATATTCGCGAGCTGTGGGATGCCATGGATCCTGACAATCAAAAATCTTTAAAGAGCGAATTGTTTATTCTTAACAGATATATCAGTAATGCAAAGTCTGCTAAAGTCGATGTTCAACAACATTTTGTACTAACTGTTAATGAATATTTCAATAAAAATTGGAGTGTTCTCCAGAAGCATCCTAAACTTTTGTGGTTGCTTCTGTGTATGTGTAGTTATGATGGAAAAACACAATTCTTTCACGAATGGATAGGATTTAAAAAGAAAGAAGGCAGTGATAGTAAGAAAGTAAAGTTTCTAACAGAGCTACATCCTACCATGAAAATTGACGAGATCGAAATGTTAGCAAAGATGTCTACTGACAAAGAAATAAAAGACCTTGCACGTAAGCACGGCATGGATGAATCTACTATTGCGAAGAAATTTAAATGATGTCACTAGCACAACAGCCGTATGTCTGTCAATATTGCAAGAAAGGTTTCATGAAAGAAGGAACCCTTTCTGTGCATGTTTGTGAGCAAAAAAGAAGGGCATTGGCTAGAACAGAAAAACATGCTGTCATAGGCTACAATACATATAATAGATTTTACAAAGTAACACAAAATATCAAAGGTGATAAAACCTACGAAGATTTTTGCAAAAGTCCTTACTATAATGCATTTATAAAATTTGGTAGTTTTGTCAGTAATGTAAACCCGCTATATCCTGAAAAATTTATTGACTTTGTTGTATCAAGCGGTACTAAATTAGATCATTGGTGTAGAGATGAGTTGTATGATCGATATGTAGTTGATCTTGTTAAAAAAGAATCAGTTGAGACTGCCTTAGAGAGAAGCATCGACCATATGATTGCTTGGGCCAAGGATAATAATAGTATTTGGAACCATTATTTCTTGTATGTAAGTTTAAGCAGAGCAACATACGATATCAAAGACGGAAAAATTAGTCCGTGGTTAGTATTAAATTCAAATAACGGAAAAGAAATGTTAAAAAAGTTCAACGACGAACAATTAAACGCCGTTAGTACTATCATGGATGTTCCTTTCTGGATGAGAAAATTTAAAACATTGCCAGCTGACGTAGAATTAGTTAAGCAAGTAATAAAGGAATCAAATCTATGACAGCACCATACAATAATCCAAACTATGATGCAACACAACTTAAATTAGAAGTAATTGTATCTGAAGACGATTGTGCAATCTATGTTAAAATTACTGGATTTGATACTATTGAAGAAGCAGACGGATATGCTGATCATTTAACAGAGACATTGCCATTAATGTTATTCGAGTCCGAGGTAAAACACTAATGCCAGATATTGACATTGACTTTGCAGACAGAACAAAAGCACTTGAGCATTTCAAGCATGTTACTGCGTCTATAGAAGATAACGGAACTTTTAAAAAGCACAATACTGGTGTATATTGTACTTCTGTGCCGCATAATCCTTTTACAGGAATAAGTACAATAGACTACAAAGAAGCAGAAGATAGAGGTTATTTCAAGATAGATTTCTTGAATGTAAATGTTTACGAAGGTGTAAGAGATAGAGCGCATCTCAAACAATTGATGGAGACTGAACCACTATGGGATCTACTAGAACAGGACGAATTCACCAATTTACTATTCCACGTAAATGGGCATGGCTACTTGATGAGGCAGATGAAACCGTCAAGTATAGAAGAATTGGCAATGTGTCTCGCTTTGATCCGCCCAGCCAAGAGACATTTACTTGGGAAGACTTGGACCGAGATTGGAGCGGAGATTTGGACGAAACCAGAGAATGGTGATTACTACTTTAAGAAAGCACACGCCATTGCCTATGCACACGTGATCGTAGTACAGATGAACTTAATCTGTGAAGGTGTTTCTAGCGAGTTTTCCTAACCAATTGCACAGATTTACGCTTTACACGTTTTAGTGTTAAGTTCATTAAATTTACAACTGGCCCTAAAATAATACGCACATCTTTGCTATTAAATGTGCGTATTGCGTAAGAAAAGGGCTGTATTACATCTCTGCAGAAAATGCTTATAGGAAACTGGCGATTACTTTCCCACCACCAAGTTTCTCCTATTTCTAAAAACGCCGCTTTTTCTTCGGGAGTACGTATGGCGTTAAGATCGTAAAAACTAGTTACATACTGATCTTGATTAATAATTATACCTACATATTCCTCACTGCCGTAGTTTAATACGCTTATGAAAGGTAGGTTCTGTTCTATATTATCTCTTAATTTTACCATAAATACATGAATAAAGGGCTTATGCCAAATGCGAAAAATTTCAAGTTATTTATATCCAAATAGAATTGAGTTGCTAGCCGATTTGGCAGGATTTTCAACGGAGTATACAAACGTGTATCAGAGAAATGTAAAAATATATAAAGGTGTAGATAACATCATTGAGTTTGATGTTAAGAACGCCGATCAGAAAAGAATTGATCTTGTAGCTACTGTAGATCCTGCATATACACCACCTATTACTGATCTTAAATTTAATGTAATGGATGCCATGGGAAACTTTGTTGGCCAATATAATATTGATACCGATACAGGAGTAAAAGGAATAGCAACAGTAACTATACCTAGCGCAGATTTAGATTCTTTAGACTCACAATTTTTAAAATATAGTGTAACTGCTACTAAAGACACCGCTACAGTTCCGCTGTATGCTGACAGTCGTTTTGGAGCAGTCGGTGTAATTGAGTTAGATGGTAGTGCAGTACCTGTCACACGTCCTTCGAGAGACTATACATCATTTACCGCAGAGATTGATCTTAAAGGTGTTCCTACTTGGCACTCTAGCGCAATCCCAGCAACATTTTATGAAGCAGTAAAAACAGAAACTTTAGATTTTGATATTAAATTAAGAAATTTAGTAGGATCAATTTGGATTGAAGGAACTAAAAACAGTACTATAAATGTTGAAGCATTTAAAGGAGCTGACTACATATGGTCTGCTACATATACTCCAACTGCCCCCGGTGATGGCGACTTATCTACAGTAACAGCTAATATCGGAGATTACAAATATTTTAGAGTTTCTTTCACAACTCCAACTATGAACGGTGTTGGGTCCAGTTTCTTAGTAGAAAGAAATAACGGAGCATATGATGTAAGTATTCGTGCAGGTGGTACCGGATACGCAGTTGGTAGCCAAATGAAAGTTTTGGGAAGTTTACTAGGTGGCGTAGACGGTGTTAACGATTTGATTATCTCTGTAACACAAATTGATGCCGCGACTTCAGTTGCGGTTAGCAGTTATACCATCAGTACCATAACTGGTATTAGTTGGACTGGTACTGCCACTTCTGGCACTGGTACTAACATAGTAACTGGTACAAATATTACCGGAATGGTTGACAAAGTCACTGTAAGTTAAGTACAATTATGCTATGGGCCTCATAGCAGATACAATCTTAACTTTTCTTCCAGCAAAAAGAAAGCACACTCCAAGCGGTTGGATAAGTTTCAACGCACCTTGTTGCGGCGACAAGAGAATGCGAGGCGGCTTTATTAAAAACACAGACGAAGCAGTTTCTTACCATTGCTTTAACTGTGGATTTAAATCTAGTTGGCAACCCGGCAGGACCATTAGTCAAAAGATGAATAAGCTAATGCGTCTACTCAATATGCCGGATGATATCATTAGTCAATTAAGGTTAGAAGCATTAAGGCTACACGACAATGAGTCAAGCGAAATACGACAAGTTGTCCCAACATTTGAACCTAGAGCATTGCCTCCAGATAGTGTGCCTATTAATGATCTTTTATCAAACCCTCCTGAAAAATTAATACCAATACTTGAATATCTTGTTGCTAGAAATATCTATCCTCAAGATTATAATTTTTATTGGACTCCTAAAATTGGTTTCAGTAATAGGGTAATTGTTCCGTTTTATAAAAACGATGTCTGTGTGGGATACACCGCTAGAGCAGTTACAGATGCAAAACCTAAATATATTAGCGAGCAACAACCAGGATATGTTTTTAATTTAGATAGCCAAGTAGATGATCGAAAATTCGTGATTGTTTGCGAGGGCCCATTTGATGCGATAAGTATTAACGGATGTGCTTTACTTGGAGCAGAAATTAAAGAAAGTCAAAATTGGCTTCTTAAACAGTTAGGCAAAGAACTAGTACTAGTACCTGACAAAGATCACGAAGGTCCTCGCACAGTAGAGCAAGCAATAGAGTATGGTTGGTCTGTTAGCATGCCTAATTGGCCAGACGGTGTTAAAGATGTTAATGATGCTATTGTTAAACTAGGTAAGTTAGCAACATTGTGGCTAATCTTAGATGCAAAAGAATCAAACAGTTTAAAAATACAATTAATAGCCAAGAAGTGGTTTAAGGAACAAAATGAAAAAGTTAATTGAAATTATTACATGGCCGTGGCGCTGGTATCAAGAAAGAAAAGCGTATAAAAAACGTCTTGAAGAATTACGTAAAAGAGATCCTTTTATCTACAAATGATTACTTGGGGCATAAGTGCAAACAGCCATGATGCCGCATTGGCTGTATTTGCAGATGAAAAATTGGTGTTCGCTAGTCATAGCGAAAGATTTAGCGGTGTTAAAAATGATCGTGATCTCTGTGACGGTCTAGTAAACTATGCAAGAGAACGATGGGGTGATCCCAATCGAGTATACTGGTATGAAAATCCATACTTAAAAACTGCTCGACAATTATATGCAGGACAAGGTTTTAGATGGCGTGAAAACAACATAAAAACATATCTAGCACGTTGGAATATTAATGCACCTATACATTATAATTCTCATCATTACTCTCATGCCGCTGTTGGTTATTTTACTAGTCCATTTAATAATGCGGCTGTTTTAGTATTAGATGCAATTGGAGAATTTGAAACATTAACTATTTGGTCTGCTAAGAATAATAAACTAAAAAAATTATATAGTAAAAAATTTCCAAACAGCGTGGGCTTGTTCTATAGCGCAATGACACAGCGCATAGGCCTTAAACCCTTAGAAGATGAATACATTTTAATGGGCATGGCGGCCTACGGTGATCCAAACAAATACTACAAACAAATGATTTTTGATTTTGTAGACGACTACGGTAAATTTAGTTTTAGTAGAAACTTGCATAGAGGTTGTTTAGATTGGGAGCCAGGCTTGCCAGTCAGCGAGTCGTTTGATATTGCCGCTACAACTCAAACAATTTATGAAAACTATTTTACTGAGGCATTGAACTTAACAAAAAAACTTACAGGTAGTGACAACCTTGTGCTAATGGGCGGTTGTGCATTAAATTGTCTAGGTAACAGGCTTGCTGGAGAACAGTTTCAAAATATATGGATATACCCAGACCCGGGTGATGCAGGTAGTGCAATTGGTGCAGTATTGGCTAAACATCCTAGTTGGAGAGAATATACCGATTGGTCAAACCCTTTCTTAGGTTATGACATGGGCAGTAGAACAAGTAACCAAGAAATTGTTGATTATCTAAAA